GAGAAGAAGTTTGTAGCAAAGAAGCAGATTGTTGAGAACATTCACACAATGGCTCAGCATATGCCTAATTTGTTCATGATTAAAGACAATGCATTGTATCGTCTAGGCATTCAGCTTAGTGTTCCTGAAGACTTGGCTCTTGCATATGTAGAGGCTTATCAGAATTGGCAGGATTCAGAAATATCTGGCTTTATGGGATTTGATGAGGTTGAACCATTCCAAGCTTTAGACAGGTTCTGGATGTGGTGCAGTCTTAATCCTAATGCTGAAAGTCGTGAAGACTTGTTCCGGTTCTTGCAGCATCATGAAATGCAGATTACTAGTCAGGGTATGTTCTTAGCCTATCGTAGGGTAGTAGCTAAGAGCAAGTCAAACATTGGCTTGGTAAACTTCGTGTCAAATGCTTATGTCAAGGTAAAGGCTAAGTGGAAGAAGAATCCTAAGCACTATTATGTATATGTCAAGGATGGTATTCTTGAACTTATGCATGAAGATGTAGAGCCAGATGATGATTATACTTATGAGCTGAAAGGTAATCTTCAAGAACTGTATCTTGACTTGCCTAACTTGACTCAAGAACAATTCACAGATGCTCATACCCATACAATGGATTATCGTATTGGTGTAGAGGCTAGAATTGAGCGTGCACAAGGCAATCAGTCTAATCAGGTAAGTTGCTCCAAAGGTTTGCACGTAGCAAGCAAGGCTTATGACTATTCTGGCTTTGGTGATACAGCAATTATTGTAGCAGTTAATCCTATGGATGTACTGGCTGTACCACGGGGTGAGGATGGTAAGCTGCGTACTTGTGCATTTACTCCTGTTGCAGTACTAGAAGAAGGTGAAGAGAATAAGTTACTTGATGAAAGTGACTTGGACTTCACAGACATTCTGTTCAATCACTACAATGAGCAAGTAGAAAATCTTCAAAACCTGATTCAGCATAGTTCTGCATATGAGTTGAATGTAAATCATATCCTCAATGCACCAAGCCAGTTTATGCTGGACAATATCTTAAGCAACTTAAGCCAAGCAGAAGAAATAATCAACAATCGTACAAGCTATATCTAAAATTATGCAAGTCAAAATATATAGAGAACCAGAAAATCAGCACTTAATAGCAGATGAAGAAGCATTAAGGCTTTACCATGAACTTACAGCAGAATTAAACATTCCAGCTGTAAAGCCTGAGAAAGTTCCTAATGTATATCAGCCGCTAAATCAAGCACAAATCAGAATTCTTTCAGCATTATGTCCTGTCTCTGTAGATATGACGAAGTACACTAAATCAACCATTCCTGTAGAAGTATTGCAGACTATAAAGTTTGCAAAAGATATGGAGATGTTTGATAAAATATGTGTATGGTATGATGATAAGGAGCCAGATCCTATGATTATAGGTAAGAACTTCATGTCTGAAGAAGATAAAGCTAAAAACTATGATTGGAGGATGCATCACACTCTCATTGCAAGATGGGGTGACTGTGCATATGAATTCATGGAATTACTTGAATTGGGCAGACAAAGAATCATTAAAAGAATGATGAACGAAGCTACTGAAATAAAGCAGCTGGTAGATATGTTCTTAGCAGCTCCTGAAGTACACGCAGATAAGTTCATTGAATCAGGTACAACAATTTATAAAAAATAACTTATGTTAGACAGCAAAAGGGATAGTATTCAAGATGCTGCGGTAAAAGCTTGGGAAGAAGCTGGTAGAAAAGGTACTCTTAATCTGAGTACTGGTATAGGTAAGACATTCTGTTTTATCAAATCTACCCGCTTCTTACCCAAAGGCTCTAAAATCCTGTTCCTTGCAGAGACCACGCAACGTGAAATAGACTTAAAGAAAGATCTGAAATTCTTCAAAAAGCTATTCAAGTATGACTTGGAGAAAGCACATGACTTGAATTTCATGTGCTATCAGTCAGCATATAAGTTGACTGGGCAAGAATGGGATTTAGTATGTGCAGATGAGATTCACTCATCTCTTACACCGCAATACGTACAGTTCTATCAGAACAATACGTATAAGTACATCTTAGGTTTGTCTGCTACGGTAGACAGAAACACTAAGTACATTGATGAAAATGGTAATGAAGTAAGCAAAGGGCTTTGGGTAGATACAATAGCCCCGGTATGCTTCAAGTATAATCTGAATCAAGCAGTACAAGACGGAACTACCAAGAAGCTTAGAATTTTCATCATACACCACGAATTGGATATGATAAACAAGACTATGGCTGCTGGTAGTAAGACTAGTCCATTCATGACTACAGAGAAAGCTTCTTATGATTATTGGGACAATGAGTTCAAGAGAGCACTATTCTTACCAGATGGTACGTTAAAGACGTTCAAAATCAGGAATACCTCAGCAGCTAGGGCCAAAGTACTGTACACTCTACCTTCAAAGATAGAGTCAGTGCTGAAACTCAAAGCTGCATTGCAAGGTAAGACCCTGGTATTTGGTAATCACATAGATACTCTACTGGCTGTAACTCCTAATGTCATAAGCAATAAAAACTCTGATGCTCAGAATCTTAAGTTGCGTGAACACTTTGATGCTGGTAAGATTGACACTATAGCCTCTTTCAAGATGCTTAAACAGGGTGCCAATCTTAAAGACTTGGACAATACTATTCTTATGTCTTACTATTCCAAAGAGCTTGATATGATTCAAGCCATTGGCCGTCAAAGGGTAAACAGTAAGACAGGTAATATCTTTGTCTATGTGACAAGAGGCACTCAGGAAGTTAAATGGTACAAGAAGGCTATGGAAAACATAAATAACTATGAAGAGATCCACTGCCATTCCACGGACGATTGTATCCAAAAATACCAGGACTTTATCCAAAAAGATGAAGAAGCAGCAAAACAAAGTGAACTTCAAGGCGTTCAATGAGTTAGCTAAAATTGAGTCTACAGACAGATTCTTAATGTATAAAAACCTTGGTTATGTTTGAGTTTCTTACTATCTTTATACTCTTATACCTCTTAGCAAAGGTTCACGTCTTAAAGATTGTGCACCATAGATTTAACGGGTATTACCTTTACTATCAGGTAAAGGAATTTGATATGTATTACAAAGAATTCAGACCAATAGTGAAGAAAAAGCTATTGTGGAGTACAAAGTCTAACGATGAAGAAGAATCAATCTTCTGAAGTATGTATGTATTGCTTTGGTGCAGGGGAGCTTACTAAAGATGGTAAGCTCCCTGTGCCTTGCCCCTTGTGTAAAGGTGGTACATTGACTGCAGAAGAGTTGAAAAAAGCTAACAAAAAGCTTAAAACTTACATTAGATTAACAGAAGATGACGATTAGTCTGGATTTAGAGTTTATTGCTTCTTTAGATCTTAGCCCTAGTGAGTACGTAATATTGTACTGTATTTACCACGGTAAGAATCCTAAAGACGTATTATGTTGTGTACCCGACTCAACCTATGCAATGATTGCAGGTTCCGGGTATCTTAGAGAAAATCCTCATTCTGACTGGAATTTTCCTTACTCTTTGACAGGTGATGGACTGGCTCTGTTTGAAAGAACAGACACGTTCAGCTCATTTGCAGAAGAGTATAGGAATTTATTTCCAAAGGGTATAAAGTCAGGTAATGGTACTCCTATCAGAGGTGACAAGCAAGGTGTTATTAAGAAGATGGAATGGTTCTTACGAACTTATCCTGAATTCTCAAAGTCTACAATCATTGCAGCAACTAAGCTGTATGTAGATCAAATGAGGCAAAGAGGTTATGTTTATATGACTCAAGCAGATTACTTGATTCAGAAAGACAATGGCTCTAAACTAGCTTCATTGTGTGAGGAGTTTGACAATAAGACTGCACACATCATTAAATCAGGGGAGAGAAGGATATGAGTATTTACAAAAATGTCAAAGCCCAGATCAAGAAGAACAAACAGATCAGGCTTGACGGAGGATATACTTGTATTCCTTTCATGCTATTGCCAAAGCTTGGCCAAGTAGTACCAGGCATAGAGCAAGAGAAATACTATCTCGTGACTGCAAATAGTAAAGTAGGTAAGACAAAGCTTGCAGACTTTCTGTTTGTGTACAATCCTTATGAGTTTGTAACTACCAAGGAGACTGACATTAAAATAAAGGTTTTGTATTTCTCGCTAGAGGTTAGCAAGGAAGAGAAGCTTAGTCAGTAT